CGTAACATGATAAGCATTTTACGACCGTCACCACCAAAGGCGGCATCTGCAAACGCCATCTGCTCTTGATTTGTTTTAAGTTTACCAAATGATTTAAGTAATAGATCATAGGCTTCAGTGGTGTCTTTTGCTGTCTCAAGCTGTTTAAAGAGTGGGTTTTCACCTTTTTTAAGGAATGAACCAAATGCCCCAGCCCCTGTGGTTTGCAATACACCAAAACGTTTAGTGTATCGACCCATTGCGGTTGCCATCGTGTCTGCACTCACTCCTGCATGTTCGGCCTGTGATTGCATAGCCTGGAGTTCTTCCACGGGCATATCTAAGTTTTGCGCGGTTTTTGAGAGGTGATCCATTTCACCTGCAGTGCGGTTTATAATGCCAAAGTAACCTGTGATGGTTGCCCCTAAACCCAAAATACCAATGCCGGCAGACTTAACCTGGCTGGCATTGGGTAGCTTGATAAAGCTGTGCATTTTGTTTAGGCCGTTTGCTGCCTTTTTTAGCCTGCCATAACGTGCCTCCATCGTCTTGAGGTTTTTAATACTGACTTCGTGCTCTCGATTCAGGCGCTTTTCTTCCGACTTGAGTTTGTTAACATCAACACCGGTGGCTTTTAGTTTTTTCTGAGTTTTTGAGAGTTCAGTGGTGTAGGCCGAGTGGGTCGATTTTAAATCTTTGACCTGTTCTTGCTGTTTTTTAAACTGGGTGAGTAAGGCTTGAGACGGGTTTTTTGTCTCTTTCATCTTGGCATTGAGTTTGCCGAGTTTTTCTTGAGCAACTTTTAACTTGTCGCCGGCTGTCCCCGCTTCTTTTCCCATTTTGCGATAATTGCCAATCATCACCATGGTGGCGGTTTTGTCTTTTAGGGCTTTTTGAGATTCACTGATTTCTTTGCTAAACTTACTTTGAGTGCTGGTGATTTTTTTAAGTGGCCCTGACATTTGATCAATGGTGTTCATCACAACTGAGAGGTTCATTTTCATGCGTGCTAATCTCCTATATTGGATTGGTCTGCTGTCTGTTAATTTGGTTGGTTGGCTTGGGTTCTTTCTTAGCCGCAAGGACTAAGTCATTTGAAATATTACAGTAAGCCTTTTAAAGTACAATTAATGGTGTTTTTGTGATGCGGTTTTAAAACTGCCGTTCAGTCAAAATACTGGTTAAGATATTGCTTATTAACAACTAAACATTGATGCACGTTTTTTATACCTGTATAATCCACAGCCAATTAAGGGGGTCGTCATGCCACAAGTTGCGAATATTCGTACTGTTCATCAAAAAACTGAGCACATCAGCAAAGAAATAGAGCTTTTCTCTATGCTTACTGAGGTTACTGGCTTGCAGTTTAAATCGCTTCTAGCAAGCTGGATGATGAGACAGGAATGGAAAGGTATTGAAAAAGATATTAATCTATTCTTAAACTCTAGCATTTCAATCGATGACAATGACACGCTTGCTAAAAAGATGTATGGCATGGTTCACTCTTTACAAAAGCAGGTCACCGTCATTGACAGTGGCATCCGCTTAATCAAAAGAAAAAGACAGTTTCATATTCAAGTTATGCTGAAATTGCAGAAAAACATTATGAAAAAACATTATGAACAAATTGCTCACATCAGAATGTTAGTTTTAGAGCATGATGCGGAGTGTTCAAAGGTTGTCGGAACCTTTTCTAATGCTGATGATTTGCTAAATTCACTGAACGCATGACCATTGTTGGCAATGGTGGTCTAAAAATTACCACCTATTCTTATACCAAACGTTTTCAGAAAGATTTTAAGAAGCTAGATCCCGCCATTAAAGCAAAAGCTGAAGCTAAAATTAGGCAGCTAACTCAATCCCCTTTTCCTCCTGGTCTTCGATTTGAAAAACTAAAAGGCTATTCTAAGCCTGATATTTATACCGTTCATGTCACGGGTAATTTTAAAATATCATTAGAGATTGTTTCTGGTCATGCTACGCTTCGTCGCGTTGCCGTTCACAACACGATTGACGCCACGCCCTAAATAAACTTGCAAAACTGACCAGGCCTGGTCATAAAAAAGGGGCTAAGTGATTAACACTTAGCCCCTTTTTTATTCTTCTTGCTTACTACGCTTTTCCGCTTCTTCCCTGAACATCAATAAATCATCAATGCTCAGTTTGTCTATCTCTGACGGTTGCCAGTGAAAGATTATTGCTAGATCAGCATATATGGACTCTATTCTGTTGGGGAGTCCAATACCACGAAAAAACCGGCCACCTCTGTAAACAATGGCGCGTAATTCACGGGGTCAAGATTTAGCATGTCGCGTTCGGTTAAATCGCTGATGCGGGGGATTAGCTTCATCATTGTGTCCACGTCCATAGTCATCAGTTCAGAAAATGATAGGCCGCGGAGTTCACCTGAAAAAGGCTTTCTAAGGGTTACTTCAGTAACCGGATCTTTACCTTCAATCACGATTGGTTCAAATAGAACAACGCTTCTTGTTTTATTCGCCATCTGGGTTCACCTGCGCTTTAGTTTCTTTTAGGATTGTTTTTACACCGACTCTTTCATCTAAATTAAGTGCGGTTTCAAAGCTTTTAATAGCCTGTTCAGGTTCATTTTTCATTAAACAAACCTTGCCGTACCAGGCGTACAATTTGGCTTTAAGCGGGGCAACTGTGACCAGGTTACCGGTGCTTAATGCTTGAATCGCTGTCTGTAGATAATCCACGTTGAATTCTGCTTCTGCCTTCATGGCTGCTGCCACGTATTCTTGAAGCTGATCAAGGTAGAGGGTTTGGAAGTCGCGTTTAAAACTATCTGGAGTGGTTAAGCCATGTTCGATACCACGGAATAGATCCGCTTGAACGGCTTCAAAACCTTCAATATCCAAACGCCACATTAAGAAATAGAAAACCGACTTTAAACCCGCCCAGTTTTGATGACTTGCCATTAAAGTTTCAGCCATTGAACGGTATTTTTCAATAAGTTCGATTTTGAATGGGTTGCGTTCTTCGTCACCGTTTGAGAGTTTAAGCGTTTCAAGATCAGCGGATAAGCTGGCCTTGAGTGCTTCAAATTGTTGACCGGCTTTACCAGAAACTATCCCGGTTTTATCCGTTTTAGTGCTGGTGTCTCGGCCAATTTCTGCCGCTCCTGTTGTTGCTAAAAGTTTACGCTTATGTCTAAGTGCAATGCTCATAATCTATCCCCCCTACCCTTTTACTTATTAAGCTTGTTGAATACATTCGGTGCCGTAAAACTCGACATCTAAGGTACCGGATTTAATGTTCAGTTCTAACTCATTGCCGATAAAAGCATCAGTTAAAACGTATTGCTGACCGTTGTTCAGTGAATACACTAGCGTTTCACCGACAAAGTTTTTAAGCTTTTCTTTGTCGAGCGCTGTGGTGTCCACTAAAGTAACTTTGATGTGCGGTGCATTTGTAGTTTCAGAAAATCCCAAAACACCTTCGTCACCCATAACTGGTTCACGAGTAACACCACCAAGTTTGACCGTTCCGCCTTCTTTAGTTGGTAGACGTCCTGCTGATCCAGCATCTAAAAAGCCGCGTGAAGTAACTATTGCCATGATTATTATCCTTTTTAAACAATTTAAGCCCCCTAAGTTAGGGAGCTGAATTTATAGACTGGGCGCTTATTTTCTAAACTGGATTTTTCCAGCGTAGATGATCATGCCGTTGACGAATTTCGGTGAATCTTGAATATTGATTCGTGACGGGTTGTCAGCATCTAATTCAACAATCATAAGATTCTTATAGCCGTCGAAATCTTGCGAAATCGCTTTGTATTCAAGTTCGCGATATAAGGCCAGTAATTCCGCTTTAATGATGGACGGAGTCACTACCGCTTGCCCTGCTGCAAACTTGGTACCGTCTGCCGCGAGCTTGTGGCGAGGGAACTTGCTCAAAATGCGAGAACGCTGTTTGGCTCGGTAATACATTGCGGTGGCTGGCACGGTAATGTCTAAATAACTGTCATCCGCAGCGCCGGCATTGTTTACTTGGTATAGAGTGATAGGACGCTCAATGATCACCTGTTTAGCATTGTTTGAACGCGTCGTACTAATCCCTGAATAAAGCAAAAGGTTGCGCTCTGCATACCCCCATTCTATTGCCGCATTTGCATAGACTTTATTTAGTGGCAAAGTCTGCAATGGTCGTGCAGGGTCGATCGCTAAACTATTGGAGATTTGACCTGCCCAAGCGGCTGCCAATTCTGCTTCAGAGATAATTGTGCCAGTACCATCAACCATACTGTTGACACCAAGCACGCTAATGAACGGGCTATTGAATCCAGTACCGTAAGTCACCAGGCCTGCATGTGTGTCTTTTTTAGCAATATAAGCCAAGCCAGGGATTTGCTGTAAAGCATGATAACGGGCTTGCAAGAATTCAGCCAAAGCAGTCACACTAGGGGCATCATTAAAGGCGCTAACAATGTGATGATATTGGTCGTCACCGGTTGCGGCCAATGCCAAAGCCACATCAGGCGCGATGCTTGCGGTTGTCACTGAGTACATTGGGAGTGAGATGTTTTGATCATAGAAAGCCGTGACCATTTTGTGAATCTGGCTGTCTGCACCGAATAGATCCGCTGCCGCTTCAGGTGTTACCGTTAGTTTTACAATATTGTTTGCAGTTGCCGCACCTACTGCCGCTGCACCAATGATTAGAATGCGCTGAAGATCTTCGGCATTGTTGGCCAATGAATTATCGATCTCAATATAGACACCAGGAACGCGAACGTTTGCTGGTACTTCGTTAAAGCTGACTGATGACATGATTTACTTCCCCTCTGTTGTTTGTTTGATTACTTCAACCACATCACCGTCCATTAAGCGACGCAGCCAATATTCATTTCTAGGTTTGGTTTCACCCACACTTTTAAGCGGCTTTAGCGTCTGAGGATCTAACACCTTGACGCTGGATGATTTCGGTTTAATTTTGAAGGTTTGCGTTGCCATTTTTAAGGCTCCATGTGTTGCATAATTTCGTTGGCGATTTGAAGCTCGAGTTCTTTGTTCCAACCAATAAAGGTTCTTTTTGGCATTTTGTAGGCCGCTTTTTGCTTAGTGCCGCCTTTCCATTGGTTGGTTTTACTGTCAAACCAGCCGTTCATTCGCTTGGTAAACGAGACGGTTTCGCCTTCGTTATGAGTTTTTGCAATCTTGCCCGCTAATCCCGCAAGCCCAACCGAAAAGCCGTTTTCATCTGACTGAGCTATCAACATTCTTGAAAGGCCTGACAACATGTTTCTGTTGACCTTTGCTTTGCCTGTTTTATCAATGGTGGCGGTGCGCCTTTTGGGTGGTGCGTATTTTTTGCCGTCAATATCGGTCTGGTTTCTAATCTGCCCTCTGAAATACTTTCGGGTTTGATTGGCCAGTTTACGATTCAGCGTTTTCATATCTGCAGGTGTAAGCTGTAAACCCTGCAGCATGCCCGCTAAATGTTCGGGCGTTTTAATGTCTAAAACTTTCATTAGTTGGTCAAACTATTGTCTTGAGTATGGCTATCAACCAATTTAAGCTCTGCGTAATCATTAGGGTTAATGGATTCATTGAACTGACTCACCACACTCATGGTTTCACCATTAACTAACCATTCGCCTATTGGATTTGCCTGGAGTTTAAATAATTCGATAAATTCAATCTTCAAGCCAAGGTCGTATTTTTTACCGTCCAATCGTTCGCTGAAAAACTGTGGGTTTGGTAAGTTTTGGTCTTCTCGCTCTAAATTAAAGCGATGGATCCAACTCACAACCAACATGAACAGACGCTTTGGCTCCATCTCGATGGCCGAGGCTTCAAGATTGGCCGTGTAGCGTGTTTCAAATCCTTCTTCGGCACTGGTTGGGCTAAAGATTAAATCTCCGTCCTCAGCCCATGACTCTAAGTTTTTTACGCCGTTGAACGTTAAATAATTTGCAAGGCTTTGAAGGCATTCCATATCAAATCAACTCTATGGTGTAGCCGCTGTCGGTTTGTAATAACTGATCAACGGCGTGGCGGTACTGTTTTAACAGGTGGTCAGCCTTATCTGTCAAAGCTTCCTGTCTATCGGCGGCTTCTGACGTGGCATCCATTGCCATTTTGCTACCAATTAAATTGGCGGCGGTTAGGCTGAAGACCGCTTGTTTATAAAGGGCTTCCGCTGTCGTACCGTTCTCGAATAACTCTTGAGATCGAGAACCTAAATTTGGGTGCGTTTCCATCAGCGTGTTTAACTGACGGTGCACGTTTGCTCTGTCCACTTCCATTTGAAGCAAGATAGAGTCTTCAGTTTCATCTTCTAAAAAGTGAAATACCTTTTGAAAATCAGCAATGACTAATAAAGGATAAAAGCTAGTTGCTGGCAGTGAGCTTGTGTATTCATTGCTTTTGTCAGCGATTAATTGAGCCATCTTTTATCCTTTTTGAATGGGGGTCGGCTAAGTGGTTTGTAATTTCAGTTGTTAAAAATTACTTAATAACTGATTAACAATCACCGCCGACGGAGGGTGGAGAAGGTTATGACGTCCAGATCGCTGCGCCACTTGTTGCATCTAGGCCAGTAAAGAATTTGACGTTTGCAAATTCTAGTGTGGCAACCTTGCCTAGTTCTTCGATGACATAATCCATGTCTTGAGACTGGTATGTCTCATAACGATCGCGTTTTGGATTATCTAGCATCATGCGACGGATTGAGTCTGCTTGAATGTAGATTGACAAGTTTTTAAAGCTTGTGATCAAGATGCCACGACCAGGGAAGTGCGCCACTTTATAGGCAGGTAAACCGCCGTAAGTACCGATGACCTGTTTGTCTTCAATCATCGCCTTCTCAGACGGTTTGTTGCCGTTTGCATCATAGAACTTGGCTTTTTCATGTGCCAATAGTTCTGAACCGATAATCGCAACTAAGTCGCCATCGTCTTCAAATTCTGGCTCAATTAACTGCTTAAGATCATTGACCGCTGCATCAAGGTTGAGGTAATCACCATCTTTACCTTCACCAATTCGGATCTCTCCTACTGTTCCGCCTTCAATCAAATACTGGCTTGCGGCCAGAGTTTTGACCTTTTGTAGCCAGCCTACTGCAACATCTTGACCCTTTGGGTTTACTGCAGGGTTAGAGATTGCCGCGCGGCTTGTGCCATAGAAGCCAATCATGATCTGGTTTGCAGAAATCTGTTTGCGCGTTTGACTGGCAACGAGTGATTTAAACTTTGGATCATGTGCCCAAGCGTCCAGAGTTGCATACTTGATCGCCGTATCAAAGTTGATTTGAGCGCAGAAATAAGGCGTGCCACCGATTGAATGCGGAGAGACTGGCACACGATCGTTGGTGTCTGTATTTGTCGTGCTGGCAATCATGCCGGTTGCATCAAGTCGTAATGCTTCACCAGATTGGTTTTTAACGGTTGTAACATTGATGCGACCTAAAAAGCTGGTCTCAAGTTTTGCAGCGGCAATGATTTTTTGCGCTGCGCCTGGCGTTACGTTGAATTTTTGCGCGACATTGTCGATTTCATACTGTGCCGCAATCGCAAGTTCTAATGCGTTTACCTTTTTACGTGTAGCTAGTTGCATGGGGTATTCCTTTTATTTTTTACAAAGTCTTGACTGAAAAGTTAAAGAACGTCTTCTGAGTTTGAACCATCGTCACCGGTTGCTTGATCGCGGCGCTCTTCGTCCGTTTGCTTGCTTAACTTATCGGTTAAGTCAGTAAGTGTTTTTTGGGTTGCTGCCAAAGCGGTTGCAAGCTCTGTGACTTGAGCCGTTAAAGCGGTTACCGCTTCAGCTTCTGCCGCTGGCTCTTCTTTAGTCGCTGGTTCAGCTACTTCTGGTTTAACAGAAAGCTTGGTCACGGCTTCAGTCATGGCGGTTAAAGCAACGACTGTTTCGCCTTGCCCTGCTTGGATTTGTGCTAATAGCTCGAGTGTTGCTTTATCAGACATGTCGTCTTCCTCTTTGTTTGAAAATAGGTTTTGAAGTAGGTTGGGTTTTTTATGTTCAATTTGTTCTGAACTGGAGAAGGTTTGAGCCTGCGAGCCATTGGCAGACAGGTGCATTTCTGTAGTGCCTAAACTGGCTGGGCTATCTGTAACCGCCAAACCTGTTAGGTAAGCTTTGCCTGATTTTGCAAAGTCCGAAACGATTTCACATGACGTATGCAGTTTTTGGCCGGCTTGAATCATGTATAAAAGATAGTCATTCGGTTTAAGTTGAGCGAATAGCTTTTTCTGTTCGCCGTGGTCTTCAACTTTCAACGCCAAAACGCTGCCAAGCTTGCTGCCATATTGATTGTGCTCAATATTGATTCGGGCGTTATAAACCGTAGGATCATAAGATTCAGCCATCTCCGTTAAGGTTTCTGGCTTTACTTCTCGACCGTCGACGGTATGGCCGGACGTTAAAACGCAAATGAAATCTGTCTTAAACATGTCTTTTCCTAACTCTGTTGTTTCGTTGTGTCTAGTATCTGACTTTAGCTAATGCTTTGAAACAAAAGGCCTTTTTAACTGTTTGATTTAAAAGACTATAAAGAGAATATAAGTGCGTTTTATTCCATAATTTACACATGAGTGAATTATTAGAAGAAAACGTCCTTTACAGTCCAAAGCAAACCAAAGCTTTAGGTTTGTTCTTGCGCCAACAAACCCCGCCTGAGATTGCGGGTCAGATTGGCGTGACTGAACGTGCCGTTCAACAATGGGTGAAAAGATACAAGTGGAAAGCGTTGCGCGATGATTCGCCAGCGGAATTGACCATGCGCCAACGTGTGGCCTATTTGATGTGGGTGGATGAAAAAACAGACCGTCAATTGAAAGAATTAGACGTTCTTTTACGGCATACATTCGGAGATCCGGCCAAGAAAAATAACACGGCTAAGGACGGCAGCAACCGTGGACGACCCTCTAACAAAGTTAAAAACGACGTGTCTGGCATCACTGAAGATATGTTGGATGCGTTTCGTGAAGAGACGTTTTTTGAATATCAGATTGCCATCTGGAATATCAAAAACGACCCTGGCTTTAACTGGATGCGCTTTTATTTGAAGTCGCGCCAAATTGGTTTAACTTACTATTTCGCATACGAAGCCTTTGAAGATGCGGTTTTAAATGGTGACAATCAAGTGTTTCTTTCGGCTTCTAAAAAGCAGTCTGAAATCTTTAAAAACTACATTCGCATGTTTGCCTTAAAAATTGGCGAGGTCGATTTAAAAGGCAAGGATGAAATAACACTCGGCAATGGCGCGACCTTCTATTTCTTATCAACCAACTCGCGTACCGCCCAGGGCTTTAATGGTCATTTGTATATTGATGAAGTGTTCTGGATTCCACGCTTTAAAGAGTTGGATGATTTAGCCGGTGGTATGTCGATGCACAGCAAATGGCGTACAACGTATCTATCAACCCCTTCTTCTATCGCGCATGAAGCCTATCCGAAATGGGCTGGAACCAAAGAGCAGAATATTGATATTAATCACAAGGCTTTAAAAAATGGGGCATTGGGCGTTGATGGGATCTACCGCCAAATGATTACCGTAGATGATGCCATCGATGGCGGGGCCAACTTCTTCAACATGGACCGCTTGCACATGAAATACCCTGACAAAGAGGTATTTGATAACCTGCTGCGCTGTAAGTTTCTAGATGATTCTAGCTCTGTTTTTGCGCTTAAAGAGTTGATGGCTTGCAAGGTTGATTCTGGGGATTGGAGCGACCTTAATCTTGATCTTGCCAGGCCTGCAGGGAATAAGCCTGTTTGGGTTGGTTATGATCCGTCAGGTGTCGGTGATGAAGCGGCCGTGGTGGTGGCTTTTCCTCCTGCCTTGCCAGGTGGTGCGTTTCGATTAATTGAAAAATTAAGACTACAAGGTTCTTCTTATGAGAATCAGGCCGCCCATATCAGAGAATTAACGGAAAAATACAATGTCGCTGAAATAGCAATGGATACTTCGGGTATTGGTGAGCCGGTCGCGCAATTGGTCGAAGTGTTTTTCCCTGGCGTGATGCGTATTGTTTACAGCATCAATACTAAAAGCCAAATGGTTTATAAAGCGCGTGAAGTGGTGACTAAAGGTCGCCTGTTATTTGATGGTTTATGGGATGACGTTATTCACTCTTTTTTAATGATTAGGCGTTCCACTACGGCCAGATCAGGACAATCAACTTTTACTGCCAAACGCAGTAAAGAAAATTCACATGCTGATTTGGCAATGGCCGTCATGCATCTACTAAGTCTTGAGGGCATTAATGTTCAAGAAGACGTTACCCCTACTGTATCAATCGGAGAATGAAGAATGTTTATTGAATTTGGCGAACCTGAATCGGTTTTAAATGGCTCTATTTTTGATTACTTAGAAACCAATCTCGTTGATGGGTATTACGAGCCGCCTGTTTCGTATGCTGGTCTGGCGCAAACCTTTAGAGCGAATGCGGTACATTCTTCAGCCATCTATGCAAAACGCAATATTGTGAGTGCTTCAGTTGAGCTACATGACTGCCTTCCCAGAGCAACGTTTGAGCGTTTTCTTTTAGATTATTTCATTATTGGCGTGGGTTATTTACCCGCGGTTAGAAATGGACTGGGTGAGGTGGTGAAGTTTCAGCATGCACCGGCTTTATACATGCGCAGACGTGAACAAATGGACTGCTATTCATACCGCACGGAATCGCAAACCCTCGACTATAAAAAAGGCTCGGTCTTTCAGGTGATGGAATACGACCCAACCCAAGAGGTTTATGGTATTCCGCAATACTTTGCCGCGCTTTCATCAATTTGGTTAAACGAAGATGCCACCCTGTTTCGTCGTAAATATTATAAGAACGGGGCGCACTCTGGTTTCTTGCTGTATATGAATAATCCGAACCTAACCGCTAAACAAGAAGAAGAGATCAAGACTAAATTGAACAGCGCCAAAGGTCTGGGTAACTTCAAAAACATGTTTGTGAATGGTAAAGGCAAGGATAAAGAGAAACCTGAATTGATTCCGGTCGGGCAGATTAATGCAAAAGATGAATTCGGCTCGATGAAAGGTGTAACTACCAGCGACATCTTATCAGCGCATCGAATCCCTCTCGACTTAATGAGCATTGTCCGAGAAGGCTTTGCTCAGGCAGGCGACTTAAACAAGGTGGACCGTCTGTTTTATAAGAACGAAGTAAGGCCAATCATCCAAGTGCTGCAAAGCATCAATGACTTTGCGGGTTTTGAAGTTATTAAGATGAAAGATTATGAGGGTTTTGAGCCTGAAA